GATCTTCCCAATCACTGCCGTATGTACCTTTGTGGATAATACCAGTCTTGGTAGCAACTTTTTCGCCTTCGTCTAGCTCACCATCACCAAATGCTTCTGGTGGGTTCTCTTTAAGCATACGCTCAACCTGTGCTACCCATGCGCTAACATCGCTAGAGCCAATTTCGTCAACAGGAGCCGCCCAGTTAGCAACATCGTCGATTGCGGCCTTGACACTTATCGGGCCATACTTTAGTAGATCAGTGCGTGAGTACAGAATACGTCTTGTGATTGCACTTGCTATTGCTTCTTCACTGCTTTCTTCTTCGTCGTCCCAACCTTCATGCATTTCATCAGGATGAAATCCTTCTTCACCTGAGGTACGCTCATGTGCTTGTTCTTCACTGCTTAACATATACTCGCTGGCCGCGTCCAACATGCCTTTGGCCTGTGTGATTTTGGCCTGTACCCACTCTGGCATGTTGTCATCATCACCAACGTGTTGTTCTAGTTCAGTTGCCTTGCGAACAATGGTATGTAGATCTGTTTTAGAGAATTCACCTTCTTTATCATATTCGTCATCATTGAATGCTTCATCAACTGTAGTGCCTGTCAGTCTATCAACTGCTTTGTTCACACCACGCAAACGCTTGTGTGCTTTGTCATCTAGATCTTTGCCCGGCCAAGTCTTTTTACTCGGGTGCTTGCTACCTTCGTCTCCGCCCCAGTCTGCCGCCCCTGCATCGTAGCCACGGAACTTGGCATCCACTGCGGCTTTCTTTGCATAGCTACCCAGTGTCTTAGGACTCAGTTCATTGACCTGTTGGCTTTCATTCAAACGCTGTTTGAAAGAACTATAACGATCATTAAGTGTCGCAACCACATCCTTCTGTGCAGGAGTTTGGATCTCTTTAATAATATTGCCCTTGGGTTCTTCTTTAGGGGCCAAGGCATTTAGTTTGCCAAGAATGTTGTAAATGTTATTGTGGTTGGTCATTTTATCGCTTTCCTCTTACTGGGCTTGGAATTTTGTTTTGTCTAGATCCAACTGGGCTCATGTTGCCAGCTGGACTATCAATTGATGTTTTTGCTTTACCGGCGTCTGGTGCGCTCTTGGCAAGAATTTCGTCATTGACACCTTTGTACTGTGTACCGGCATTTTTCTCTCTGCCTAGTTCTTTAAGAAGGCTTTCTACTTTCTTAAGACCCACATGTTCTTGTCCGCTAACTGTGGTTGACATTTCTTCTGTATCTAGGATTGGTGATGCATTTTCATCGCTGGTTGGTTCTGGCATTACACTTGCATCATCATGCTTGTCTGTACTAACATAGATATGTGACAACGGAATACCTGTGGCAACATGAATCTCTTGCTGTACCTGTGGCGGAATAGCAGGATAGTCTGTAACTACATCAAACATCTCGCAACCAACTGGGCCTAGTTTAGCAAACTCTCTATAACGAGTGATTGGACCACGAGTTACTTTACTCATGTCACTCATGCGGAACGCACTTAGGCCGCGTTCGATCTTGTCCAGGGTTTCGCCATCTAGCTCGTGATCAGCTACTTTGATGCGAAAACCAAATGTTTTCTTGCTTTCTGTTAAGTATTCTTTAAACGTTTTCATACCAGGATCCTATAATATCTATTTATGCTTACTTTGCTTTTTGGTCGTCTGCACTCTTGGCTAGAATTTGCGCTAATAGAGCATTTCTATCTAGTACAACGCCTTGCCCATCAATCGCGGCTTCGGGTGTATCTACTGCGTCCTTCTTGGCCTGCTGATCTAGTCGTGCTTTTTTAAGCTGTAGATCAACCATGCGTAATTTTTTATCTAGTTTTGCCTGCTTTGCAACAATAGCATGTCCTAGTAATGTACCTGCTGTTTGGAATATAACGCCTGCATAACGTGGTTCTACATTCATGCCTAGATCCATTAGGTCTTCAAACTTGTCTTGTGCAAGTTTGGCTAAACTGTCCATTTCTTCATCAGCCGCGGCTAGATCTCTAACACCGGGCAATGCCGCATCAATTTTGTCTATTGCTAGATTAATTTCGGTTATGGTTTCGTTGTGCTCGTTGATAGTGCCCATTGGATCGCTTTCGTTGGGCGTTTCGGGTAAATCAAACAGTTGTTCAAGTTTTTTAGTCATGCAGTATTTACCGCTTTTGACCCTTGTGAAAAATCTCGTTCTCTGTTACTACTCGAAATTTAAGTCCTTGATTTTTGCACCAGGCCTGCGCGGCTTGCCATTTTGCCATGTTGAGTACAACATAGGCTTGATCTCTCGTACTACGAGCATTTTCCATTGTGGTTTCGGTTGATGGTTTGACTTCAATGATCTCACCGTGTGTTTTTTGATTCTTGTCTACATAGATGATTAAAAAGTCTGGGACATAGATTGTTTGCTTGCCAGTGAAAGGATTCTTATAAGGTATCTGTATGCTTTCACTGCTCCATTGAATAATACTAGGATTGTTGTCACAGAACTGCATGAACACCATTTCCCAACCTGAACGATATGTAGGTTGTCTTGCGCCAATGTACTTGGCAGGGTTCTTTAATTGGAATTTACCTTGAGCATAGTTACGTGCCATATTACACCAGTATGCTTCTCGCTATGTATTGGTTCACATGCTTTTGATTGTTCACTGCCAGATAACTGGTACCAACACGACTTAGATTTAAAAAGGTAGCAAGGTATAAGCTCATCTGACCTTTTGGCACACGTTGGAATTCTTCTAACACACTCATTGGCTCAGCGCCATTGCTGAGACTGGTATAGATCACCGCACTGGCCAACTGTGTGGCACTGGCCACATCGCCTGTTATACCTTCAAAGAATCCTTGAATAGCATCGCCTGTGTTCTGCGACACAGCAAATTCTGGATTGCCAAGATTATTAAAATAACCAGTGGTGGTGGTATTATTTTTACCAGCACCTGTTATGATTGGGTTAACGTTTGTATATGGCATATCTACCTCTTAGAATAAACCGCCTGCTATAGAACCAATGCTTGGCACCTGTAGAGGACCTTGTGGATTGCCTAGGCTTAGTGCATTATTAACTGCACCTGCCAGTGCGCCTGCACCTAGACCAATAAGGTTAGTTGAACTGCTGGGGTTAAAACCAGGACTGGCCAATAGACCCAATGACCCTGCAATACCAAAGTTTGTTTGATCTGTTGCTCCCTCAGACCATTGACTCTCTGAGGAGAATGTGGTTATGGTAGGAACGCCTTCGTTGTCAGTTAGTCCAGTAACCGCAATTGGTCCGATCTTGTCCAGCGGACTTGAATTGTTGTCATAGTAGATCAACATGTCACCACCAAAGTCGCTGGATGTTAGGTATCCATTATGATATGTAACTGTTTCATAGGCCAAGGTCATTGAGTGTTCCATTAGTTCATTGCCTGCCATGTTGTGCTCACCGTGTTGGAAACTGGTGATCACAGGATTGATCAATTTGATACTGCTGAATTTCTTTTTGTGGAAACTGAAAATTTCCACGCTCTGCATCAGTTGTGTGTTTGGATCGTTCAATGAGTCATTACCGTCGGCACCAAACAATGCACCCAGGAGACCTTTTGATGGAGCAGTACTGCGTAGGGTATAACCCCATTGGTCAGTTGATCTGTTCAGATACTTGTGTGGAGCATTGTAAACAGCATCTTCATAGTCGCCATCACGGAAATAAAAACTATAGTAATCGTACCAGAGTTTTCTAACAGCGTTATCACCATCGTCCCAGATCTTTAGTGTAACTGGTTCGTATTTTAGTTTGGTATGTACCAGGTTTGGCCTGTTATAGGCATTGAGAGTTTTTGTATCGATTGTGAATTTTGGAAGGCTTGCGCTTTTAACCAAGGAACCAATTACTCGTTCATTGCCCACCTGCAACATACTATACTGAGGATTAAGGGTGAATCTAGTATAGAAGCTGAATGCAAAGTGTGGGTGCAGTTGCATTGCATTTGGTACAAAAACTGCGGCCGCATGTTTATAATCATGGATCGCGTCATTTGCTTTAATACCTTGCAATAGTGCATTAATACTCATTGGTTAATCTGCCTTTTATATTAAAATATTTATCCATAAAAAAACCCCACCTAAGTGGGGTTGTGAGTGTGTCATCTGGATTAACCAGTAGATGTAGCACCAAGAGCCTGTAGAGTAGCACCAAATCCAACACCACTGGATTGAGTAGCAACTGGAATCTGCTCTGCGTTATCGTATTTGACTGTGAGTGCAATCTTAACAACTTCTGTACCGCTTGCATAGTTAACTTCACCGTAGTTAACCTGTGACAAGTAGCAACCATAACATTGCCAAATTTCAATTGGTTGTGCGCCAGCACCACCATTTTCAGCGCCGTTACCACCATCAAGCATTTCGATCTGTAGTGTAAACTTATAGTCGATACCGCTTGCGGCACTTGCTTGTTCAGCAAAGTCAAATTGTTTCTGTAGTTGTTCACCGATCAGTTTAGATGCCGCACCAGACGCATCATCACGTAGGTTAACTGTGATGTCTTGCCATTCTGGTTTGCCAAGTAACTTAACTTTACTGTTGTAAACATCAACTACAATATCACCAAATTGAACTGTTGGACGAGTAATGTCCATCACCTGCTTGGTTAATTCTGTTGTTGGCTGGCTAACTCCGAAACCAATAAAGGTCACGCGGAATCTCCAAGCTAGTTTTGGCATCAACAGACCTTGACTGCCGGCGTTTTGAGTGCCTGCCAATGGTACTGTGTAATTCAGTAGCGATGCTGTAGCCATTTATATTCTCCTAAATCCTGTTTGTTATACTTATTTACCGTTTTTTTAGTACATAACGAAAAGCCTAGACTCTCCGTTATGTACTACTATTACTTGCCTATTTGACCTGGGTTCAACAAGCGAATTGGAATGTAGATGAATTCAACTGAACGAACAGGAGTAATTGCAACGTCTACATACAACTCGTTACGTGCCACACGGTCTGGTGTGTTGTTACTGCTATCGCAAACAACAACATAGTCATAGATACCGCGTTTTGCTACTAGGTCATTAAACACACCTTCGACTGCTTTCTTGATCGAGTCTTGTGTGATCTTATCGTTTGGCTCAAACAAGTATGCATTACCAACTGTGGCTAGTACTGTGCGGATATAGTTCACTAGACGTGAAACGTTTACACGATCAGTAGCTTGGCTAATTGGGCTACGTGTTTTTTGTCCCCATACAACTAAACCAAGATTTGGTTGTACTGTGATTGGGTTAATACGCAAGGTGTACAATGTGTCACGCAGACTTTGACCAACGCCAATGGCGTGGAACAATCCGCTGGTGTAATCAACATAACCAACTTGTGTAGCATTGTCTACTAGACCACGACGTGCGCCAGCTGGAGCAAACCATGGATAGCTCAATGCATCACTGTGTATGTATGTACGCAATGCAATGTGACTTGGTGGAACAACGATTGTGTTGCCTAGCAGGTCATTTGACAAACCGCTTGGATAGTAGATAGCAGTATAAACGTCTGCTGTTGTTTCTACATTGTTGCTCCAATTGGTAATATCAATTGTGTTAGGTGCCAAGTTGAATGGTGTATCACCGATAATGAACGCTGTGTTTACACGATCATTGTTCAACTCTGTTAGGTTGCTCAATACTTCTGGATAGCCTGGGCAAGCAATCAAGTTGAATGAATACTGTTCTTCACGAATCTGTGTATTGCTATCAATTGCTGATTTCAATGCTTTAACTACCATAGCACGTTGAGCATAGTGGCCCATTGCTGGACTACCATCTGCATTTTCACCGCTGACTGTTACCCATGTTCCGCTATAGGTTGGAATTGTACCAAACTGGTGACTTCCGTTTGTGCTAGCATTTGGATAGTTAGTTGTTGTGAAATAACTACCTTGGTACTCTTTAACGTTGTAACCATTGCGGCGTGTGTTCCATAGCAATGTACCACGTGGATATAGTTGATATGGTGGGCAATCTAGGTCTGTGTAATCACTGGTTAGCATGGTGCTGATCAATGGCAGTGAACCTGCTACTGGATCAACAATACCGCCAACGCTGTTGCCGTATGTGTCAAGACTTGCGTCCCAACGTGCATCAGCAAACACAATACCGTTTTGGCTTGTTTTGTCTGTGTTGTCAATCTTTACCCATGTGTTAGCTGGAGAACCTGATGCGCCAGTAAAACGATAGATACTTGGATAGTGTTCTAGGTCGCCTGTGTCAACCCATAGATCACCTGCCACAACACCTTGTCCAGTTGACTGTAGTGTTGGTGCAATGTCTGCTGTAAAGATTGGGCCATTTGGATCTGTTAATGTTAGATCGTAACCGCGAGCATCTAGTCCGGTGTCGCCTGAACGATAACCTTTCCAACCTGTTGCTGTACAGATCAACATGTCAGCTTCAATCACATCTGAGTAGTACCACTTGGTACCGTCAGCTGGAGCAACATATGGTTGTGTTGCGCTGTATGTATATGTCAATGTTTCCCAGTTGCCTGCAACCAGTGTACCAGCTAGACTTACTGGTGTGCCACCTGAAGTGTATGCTGTTACTGATTGTGTTTCAATCAACACACCAGCTGTACTGCTAGAGAAGCCAGCGTTTAGGATTGGGTTGTATGGGCTACCGCTGGTGTTAACAAGATAAATGTCACCACCTGCAGAGTGTGTTAGTGTAATTGCACCAGATGTTGAAACACCTGCTGTAACACTTGGAATGCCTGCGGCAAGAATCATTGTAACAAAACCTGTTACTGTCATGCCTGCTGTGATTGTAAATTGATAAGCTGTAATAGCCTGTGAACCAGGTTGTGTAGCCGCCAAATAGAATGTGTCACCTGTGTGGAATGGTGTTGTGCTTGATGGCACACTACCAGTTACTACAGTAAAGCCTGACTTGTAACGAGTTTGGATTTTAAATGTTGCTGGGTAGCCACTTACTGAAGAGTATTCAACAAAGTTTGTACCTTGTGTGATTTTCAATCCGCCATCAAATGAATCTAGGTTATACAATGCACTTGCACGGCTCGCATACAATGCGGTAGACTGTGCTACAAAATTATTTGTTGTGCTGTTGTACTGACTCAATGACCAGTTAGCGCCGTTACCAGTTGCGCTGGTCTTGATCCATACAGAACCACTTGGTGCTGGTGTTGCTTCATTCTTAGCAAAGGTTGGAACATTTGTATATGCACCAAATGCTAGCAATGGAGCATAGTATGTGCCTGTTAGTGTTGCCAACAAACCGCTGGTACCACTGAATGTAACTGTGCCGTTACCGTTAGAATCAGAAGTAGCAATAATGTTGATCAAACCTGTTGTATCAATGGCCGCATAAACACCATGTGCAAAACCTAGGTTTGGTGTGTTATTAATACTGTTTACAAATTCTGTTGCTGTTGCATATGAACCAGCACCTGTTACGGTAACTGTATGACCATTGATGCTGAATGTTGCGCCAACTGCAATAGCATTGGTAGAACTAGATCCACCTGCACCATAAACAAATTCTGTTTGTGCAGTTGGGTATGCTTGTTGCCAACCAGTTGTTCCAACTGCTTGCCATGTGTTTGTTGCGTCTTTGTAGAACACTGGATTGTTAGGATCACATACAACCACAGCATAGTCACCAATATTACCAATTGAAGCAACTGGTGTATAAACTGTTACTGCACCACTTGGTGCAATAGTTTGGCTTACGCTGGTGATAATGGTTGGAGTCTGTACTGAATAACTTTGTGTTACAGCGTCCCACTCATAGATACCAAATGCTGTACTAGCTAGATTCAACCACTCGGTACCACCGGCTACGTTACCGTATGGACGAATAGCTGTTGCCTTTAGTTGCTCTAGGTCAATGTCAGCACGAATAACATACGCATTATTTCCTAGGCCAAGTGCGCTATATAATGCTTGTAGGCCGTACTCATTTAGTTCGCCACCGTTTACAGGATTGCCACCGCTGTCCTGTTGGAACAATGGATATCCCATTGCTGTGATCAAATCACGTTGGCTTCCGAATGCTTGCAGTTTGCCTGCGTTTGCTTTGCTTGTGCCTGTAGCGACTGAGCCAGATGGGTTTGTCTTATCTTGTGCGCTGGCTACAAAAACTAAAGGTACTGTGCCTGTAGCTGTAGATACGTATTGTGTTTCGTCTGTTACTGTTACGCTTAGACCTGGGGATATTAATGCCATGTTATTTTTCCTTTAACAAACAAGTTTATTGTTAAAGATATTTATCGGCATTTGGTAAAATCGGGCTTCTACGTTGCCCTTAATGTAAGGTCTTTACATAAATACCATATGAGACCCATCTGCCCTAGCTGTAATAATCAACGTCCTGTAGCTGTTAACTGCTATAAGAACGGTAAAGCATACTATCGCAAACAATGCGACAGTTGTTTACGCACAGGCAAGACCACAAAGCCCACACCACCTGCTTGGTATCGCAGAGGCTATCGTAAAAAACCCGCATGTGAAATCTGCGGGTTTGTGGCCAAGTTACCGGATCAACAGCTCTTGGTATTTCACGTGGACGGTGATCTACGTAATACTGATGGTACTAATCTAAAAACTGTATGCTTAAATTGTCAGCAAGAGCTACGGAAGAAGAGTCGATGGAAACCTGCTCCTCTTGTACCAGATTTTTAAGACTGTCGTACAACTGTGCAATGCTACCATTGTTTCCAATGGTTTGATCAAACACAGTACCCACCCAGGCAGTTTCGCTGGCATGAATACCCATTTGTTTTAGTCGCTCTTGATCAGCTTGTAGGCCAGCATTGGCATGTAGTGCGATGCTGTACCACTCGGGCAACTGCCCACGCTGTATCCAGATAATACGTCCACCTTGCTTTTTAATTGCCTTGATCTCGTTTGGAAAACGTACATCGCTGATAACTGTGTGATCACTGCGTCTAGCCAGTCTAGCTTCTAGTGCCGCAATCCAGATGTCATCATGGAATCCATCTCTGCAGACTTCTGTGCCCCAGTACTGTAGTACCCAGCGTGGAGTAAGATGTGGCATGTTCAATCGGTTGGCCCACCATGTATCTACCTGTTCACGCCAGGCTCTAGCTTCAGGTGTGCGCCCTTCAATCAGTTCTCTATCCCATCCGAATACTGCGCTCACAGCATCTTTAAGAGTTCCAGCAAAACTATCTTTTCTAAAGCCGTGAAAGTTAACCAAGTAGTCCGCGGCTGTATCCTTGCCCGAACCTATAAAACCGCAGATTCCAATGATCATAAAAAAGCTCCTAGTGTATAGGAGCATTTTTACATATTAGTGTAACAAAGTCAACTTTGTTAGACGCCGTATTTGTTCTTTTTACGTTTAGCAGTTGGACTGATTTTGTTTGTGTCTTCTTGTTCAACTGAACCATTGGATGTCATACGCACACTACGAGTACCAAACTTTTTCTCAGCCGCGTCAATGATCTCATGATCGCCTTTGCTGTAGGCCGCTGTTACCAGTGCCTGGCCGCTTGGGCCTAGCTTGTCTGGTTCGTGTTCAAAGTCTGGAGAGCTTGGAACAAACATGCTGGCAAAACGCCATGGTGCATAAGGACTAGAGTTGTCTAGGTTAGGATGTTTCTTCATGCCAGGAGTTGCACTAATGTGGCTCTTGGGCATCTTGCTGTCTTCACTGATAATTTCATTAATCTTCATATTGTACTTATCCCATTACCCAGGTTAATGGTTCACTGCCATCAAAGTAGCGTTTCAATTCTTCTTCTAGCGCATCCATTTCTGTTTTGGCCTCTTGTTTTAGTGCCGGACCATTCAGCTGTGTACCGCCCTGTGGGCCTGCAATAGATCCAAACTTGCTGTATGCTTGTCCTAGCATGTCCTTACAAACTGCTAGTGCATAGTCCTGTATCCAGGTATACACACGATTGTCGTTGAACAACATGCTGTCTGGCTTGTAGTTATAGATCTGTAACAGTACTGTTTCTGCTACATCGTTTGGTGTTGGGCTATAGATATTGCTCTGTAACAACTGTGAGCCTGTTACTGTGGTGGCGCCAAGCTCTGTAACTGCTGTTACTGTTAAGGTCTTTTGGTCGTCACTCACGCTGGTTACTGTGTAGCTGTTGTTGTATCCTGTTACTGTACAGTTAACAATAACCACTTGTGCGCCAACTGTGATACCATTGTATGCCGGAGGTCCCCAGGATTGGTCCATGTTAATAGTGATAGTGGACCCTGGAGTGATACCATTTGCAGTTAATCCACTCATGCGCAGATACTGGAATCCACTGTTAGGAATCTTACGAACCAGTGTGAGTTTTTTGGTTACAGGGTTCCAGGTAAAGTTCATGAAGCCACCAAACATGTTCATGGCTAGTTTTTGATACTGCGTGAACAGTTCGTAGTTGGTCAATCCACCAACCCGACCTGCTACCAACATATAGGTGTTCAAGTAACCAGAAGCAAAGGGTTCGAACTGGCTGGCTGTTGTTCCTGTAACGCTACCAATACCACGGCGGAATATGGCCTTAACAGTCATAACTTCTCGTGGCAGGATATACTCTTGTGTTTCTGGAAGTAGATCTAGGAATGCAAAACTTTCTTCTTCTGCGTGTTGGGCACGTTGACGATAACGTGATAGCGCACGATCAATCGCTGTTTTGTAGTGTACTGGGTCTAGCTCAACGTCTACCAATCCATCGCCTAGGCGCAGTCTAATGTAGTCTTCAATTGCTTTGCGTAGTGTTGCAGTACTGGTGTAATCGTCAGGATTAAAGGCTATTTGTCCCGGACTGCCCAAGCTGTCCGTTATCATTGAACCGGTTTGTGTTGCTGATAGCGATGTGTCTTTAGTAGCCATTAAAAAGGATCCTTGTTGCAAGTATTTATGCAAACAAGGATCCGTTTAAACCATGTTACGCTACCTTGAGCAGTAGTGTTTCTGCGTTGATGCGCCCGTTTAACAGGGTTTCTGTGGCCTTGATTGTGTCCAGGTGCTTGCGCAACTGTACCTTGGTACACTTCATGAATTCGGGCAACTGTACTTCGGGCTTGCGCAAAGTCTTGCTCACACTCTTGGCTTCATCAAAGTTCACAATCGTGGTGCCTTTGATATTCAGTGCTTGATAGGCGGCCGCAATATAACGTCCTAGCTTTCGAGTCTTGGTGTTGTATACCCAAAGTTCCGCGGATCCTATGATATCCACTGGGTTCACGCTAACCAGTTTTAGCGATTTTTCTTCTTTGGCATACTTGAGTTTTGCTACCAATTTCTCTTTTGTTGGAGCACGTTTTACCCGAGCTTTCTTTGTGGCTTTCTTTACAC